GGACATATTCCCGCTCTCTGCAATTGATACAAGGCGGCCTTTGTATTTCCCAAGTACAATACCCGCAGGAATAGTAGACAAGTTGTACAGAAGATAAGAGGCATCTTCCAGTAATTCACTGTCAAACCATGATATAGTTGCAGTCGTGGTAACGTTGTCATTGATGGTTCCCGAGGGGATAAAGAAGAACTGGAATCCCGTCTGGTCGCCATTGTATAATGTAATTACCTTAGTTGCTATCAAATGACGCTTAGTTACATATGTATTTGGAGATACGGGAATATTTAGGATATCGATAGCCTTTTCTGTATTTACTGTAGTGCAACCAGCAAAGAATTCAGGACCGGGCGCGGTTAATGCTCCCGTATCCGTTTCATAAACTACACCGATTATACGAAAACCCCGGTCGTTATAGCCTACAGTGGATGATTGCCTAGCACGGAATGAATTAGTAGTTGGAGCCGGAGTCGCGCCCGGAACGTAAACTGTTGTTAATGACGCATCTCCCGTATTTATCATCAAGTTTTCAGTGGTATTATCAGCAATTCGTATTACTTCATAAAACGTAGGAACTGATGCAGGGTCATATAATGCAGGGTCAATTGCACGACTCATTACAATAATTCGGTCTGTAGTTCCTACTGGACCTATTGGAATATTTTGCAGTTGTATCTGCTGTGTTCCTGGGGCAATAACGATAGGAAAGATTTCTGGCCCAAGAACTCCGTCAACTCCTGCGGCTCTATACGCCACAGCAATAACATGAACTCCTGCGGATACAACTCCTGGGACTCCAGTAACTCTTGCATTTGCTGCAATAAACATTTTCGTACTACTGTTAGTTGGAGCAGCGCCGCCAGCCGTGCGAGCAGCAACTCCCGCTCCTTTATAGACGTAAATTGACTGTCCGGGCATTCCTGTTTCATGCCCGTTAGAGTCAGTATATCCTGGTGAAAGATACGCAATGCTTCCATTTTGAACAAATCCAAAGTCTGTCATCCCGGCAATACTAAGTATTGGACCCAATACTGTAGTAGGACCAGTGACGTGATAAATATCTCCAGTATCAACAAGACTAAGAGTAGTAAATCCAGAAGGAAGTATGTAGGGATATTGACGAATTACATTACCAAGAGGGTTACTTAAGTTCTGAAATGGTTGAATACCACCTCGGGGTGATATTCCATCGTCTAATATTTTAATGTTAAATGATTCTGTAGCATATCCCGGTGGCGTATTTCGAGGTGAACCTCTACGCCAGAGGCCATTAAACTCGTTGATTTCTACGGGAGTATGTTCTCTATCCATTACCAGAGTCCACGACCTCGGTAACTAGCCCTGAATGGACGTTTCCTCGTAGAAATCGCCTGTTTCCCCTTTATTGAGATTCCAAATGACTGGTCTGCTGCTAATTGAGCAAATTTGTTACATTCCTCTGCCTTTTCAGCATTTTGCATAATGAACTGGGCCAAGATACCAGCAGTTCGGAAACCAAGGAAATTCTTCCCATTGATTACCGAGATAAAGGTATTTTCGTCCAGAATCGTGAATGGGTCATTAATAAAATCTAATTTTACCTCACGCGCACTCGTATAGCCCGCAGGACAGAGTTTGATAATCTGGCCCTGCCACACAAAGTAAGTAATCATTGCCTGTGGAATATCATCTAATGAATGGGGAAGAAATTCTAATTGAACTATAGGAATCCAAGGGTCGGTAGAATTCTGTGCCCTCTCCCAGAGATTCTGGATTTCAACTAAATCTCCGGGATAAGTAGGCATAGGCCCATCTGGAGGATTAATTTGAATATCCCCAATATTAATTGGTATGATTTGCGAGGTAACGTTGGTTATGGGAAGGTTATTTAATTGAAATTCCATCTTTAATTCTTCAGCAGCTATTTTTAAGTAAGGAAGTTGGACGGCATAGGTGTAACGAGATTTGGCGGTATCGTTTAGAAGCGACGCCGCCATATCCATTACTTCACTAGCCGGGTATGTGCCCGGTAAAGGCATATCACTCCTTCTTCACTGGCACCGCTGGAGTAGCCATAGTAAAACCGAGTTCCGCATACTTCGCAGGATTAACTACGGTCTTACAATTTGCACAGATTGGGAATCCTGGCATTACCATTACGCCACACGCGGGGCAAGGAGTCATTCTTACTGCCGTGAAATTCTTCATCCACGGTTTATCAAGTCCCATTCTTTGCGCGGCAGTTCGCATCAGGTCGCTAATCACGAGTGGATTACCACCCGAGCGCGCCCACAATGCATCGCCAACGTTGATGAGATTCAGGAACCAATTGTTCTGTAATTCCCTTGCCTTATTGAGAACCATCATTGCATCAAGATTTCCACGTAATTTGTTATTATCCCATTCACCGGGTAGGAAAAAGACTCCAGGTTGGGCATGTCCCATTTGAACTTCAAGTATTCCAATCATCCAATCGCGAATAACTGATTCCGCAACGGAGACTGAACTAATTGGGATTTCAATAGTCTGTCTAGTGTCCATCATTTCGCGCCAAGATGACGCGCCCGGACATACAAGAAAGCCAGGTTCCTCGTAGCTACCAGCAGGAATATGATACCATTCAGGCATCATGGCTTTCTTTTCCGTGAATGCGTTTGGATAAATGGAAATAATTGTAGAAATATCGAGTGGGTTCTTTGGCGACACGAACAACTTCGTTCGCATGTGCTCATTAACCCACGAAGGTAATCCAGGCATTATATCCTTTTCCTTTCCTTCAAATCAGGATTCTTGGGGTCTAATCCAGCCATTGAAATGGCATTTTTCGTAGCAAGCGCATCTCCCACATTGCTTTCATTCTGGTAAAGATGCGCTTCAATCTCTTTCAAACGATGCTCGACTTGCTCTGGAGTCTCGTTTTTGTCCTTGTAACGCGCATAAGCTCCAGCTTCAGCCATTTTCTTGTGAATTCCATCTACTACAAATTGAGCCATGCGCCAAGCTGGATGTAATTTCTGACCATTGCGGTCTTCAAACACCCAAATAGGCTCATAACTCAATTTAGAATCTGGTAAATCCTGCTCATTTATGAATGGAACGACTGTTAATCGTTCTAACACCCATTTTTCCTGAATCCACTGTCTATATTTAGGTAATTGACGGACTTCTGGATGCAGTAACCTTACTCCTGCATCTGTATAGTCTGTTTTACGTAATTCTGTCTGGTCTTCAGACCAAACTATACGGTAATTGGGGAGACGGTTTCCCCTTTCTTCCGTCTCCCCGTAATGGTCATGGAGACGACGGTTAATCGTCTCCACTTTTTCAAACGGAATGTTCATTAGATGGCCCGGATAAGCGCGTACTGAATCGTTCCAGCCGTTCCAACTGTCGTATTGTAAGCAATATTGATCTGACCAGTGGTTGCTAATGCTACGATATGCGCTAACGTCTGTGGGGCGTTACGCCATGTAGCGAGAGCAAGATCGGTAGTTAATGCACCTGAAACAGCGATTGTAGTAGCCGTAGTTGCACCCGAAGATGCAGTTCCAGCGGTAACAATCGCATAACCAGGGTCGAAACTACCAACGCCAATAATCTGCCAAATAGGCGATGCTTTAGTTCCAGTATTGATGTATTTCTGACCCGTAGTAATGTTCGTATATACCGAACCCGGACCAGCGAAATCTGCACCAGTTCCGGAAGTTCCATCGGTAGGAACGCCCGCATCAGAGATTTGCCAAACATCGTTGTTCGCTAATTGCCTAAGATTTGCCCAAATATCTCTGACTGGGTTAAAAGCCATTTACACCCTCCAACGAGGACCAACCAGTCCGGCTCAGACTGTGGCGTGTTCTCCTAACTGCTTCTCAGTTTCCTCAGGAGTTGGAATTGTTTGTGGGAATAATACGTTGCCATTGACATGGCGATACGAGGTATACCAGTTTCCATCTGGCGCTTTCTCAGGCCAAATGTTAACTGACATCATGTGACCTACCTTGCATTCCGTATCAAGGTAAATCCTAAATCCGGCTTTACGGGCGCGATTGAAGAAAGCAACATCATCGCACCAGCCGTCTTTGATTAATTCCCCAAGTGTAACCCAGGGTCTTTCCATTTTCTTGAATACCTCGGTCTTGATAAGAACGCAGCCAAGACCTCCGTTGGTAATTTCTACTAATCCCTCTACGTCTGGCGTAAGATACATGAACTTATTGTATCCTCCAGCCAGTTCCATATCAAACGCAGCGGGAAAATGGGGATAGGACCGCATTAAATACAGTCCCATCACGATATCTTTGTCGTGCTTCAGTAGACGATTAATGGTATCCGGTGGGAATGCCATATCATCGTCACAGAAGAAGATGTGAGTGCAGTCTGCACCTAGCGCCTGTTCGATAATGACGTTACGCGCTTGCGCGGGAGACTGCCCATGAACAGTAGTTAAAAGACTACCAGCAGGCTTTTCCAATCCTAAGAAATATGGCAGGAAATCGGCCCTACGAATGTATTCCATCGTAGACAAGCCGATTAAGACTTTCGGTTCACGCACTCCACTCTCCATTTTGATTTGTGCTGCGGCCTGTTCTCGATTCCTAAACATTGTGTCATAGTATTTGTAATCCTCAGTCATTTCATCTAATTTCTGCTTATCAACCACCCGCATGTGATTGATTTCAATATTTGGAAAGTATACCTTCTGATAGCTTGGTGTTACGTCCCAAAGCGTAGTGTCACAACCCATGTTCTTGAAGTTGGGAAAGACAAGTTTGTGCTCGTCAAGAATTTCCCAAACTCGCCTATGAACCAAGGGGTGACAAGAAAACTTTTCGTTGAAATGATTGTCTCGGAAGTAATACAACTTCCAAACATCATTGAGGTCCGGATATTTGTCCCAATCTTGCGTAAGTATTTCCATGTCATCATTTGCCAAGAAAATCCACGGCGCCGTCGATAAACGATACGCCGCCTCGAAGAAACGCGAGCGATATTCAGTAGGGGGATAAGTTCCCCATACCATGTTACCGTCTCTAATCGTTTCTCTGGTTCCATCTTGGATGATGCAAATTTCAAGCGAGTTGAAGTCGTAACTCTTTTCCTGTAAGTTCCTGATAAAGTTCGTCAATTTGTCTGGGTGTGCAGTAGGCAATAGCACTGACATCTTGTACATACCAGATTCTCCCTATTGATTGAACACCTTGCGGAAAGTATTCCAAGACTGCTTTTCTTACTCCGTCCCAATCCCAGTCATGTCCTGAGATTGTTTTAGTGCCGTAATGTAACGCTTTTCCAATATCATGCCTGACGTGTTTGTAATGATGATTACCGTCGATGAAGATGAAATCGGACTTACAATTGGGGTGGTAGTCTTCCCAATTTTTGCAGATTGGGAGAACTTTGCCTGCCTTAATGGGTCCATACAAGTTCATGTAGAACTGATTAAAGGTTTCCTCATTAGTCATAAACGCAATTCCACCGCCGTCTGAATGACTAACGGGCGCGTTCCATGAATCTATTGCGTGAATTATTCCTTTTGTGTTATCAGCAAGAGCGCGAGTCGATTTACCGAGATAACTTCCAATCTCGAAAATACAACTCGCGCCCTGTGCCTGTTCTGCTAACCATTTCAACTCGTCGGGTTCCATCCACCCGACTGTAGACAAAGCCCGATCGAGTTTCAGCATTTTAGCTATTCACGATATAGGTTGCGGTTACGGGGTCGTAAATCAGCAGCATTGGAGTCGTCGTGGACGCAGCATTGGTAGAAGCTCCCACGATGTTACCCGTGGTAGCAATACCGTTAGTTGCTCCAGCAACGACTGCTAACATATGCGTCCGAGTCATCGGAGGCGTAATGGTAGACACTGCTGTCGTTCCGGAAATCCTAGTTAAGAAAGTAGTTGGTGCAATAGTGGTAGATGCCGCAATAGTCCGCGGCATTGGCTGTAATCCACTCTGCACCGTGGACAGGTCTTGCCAATTTACCTGATCAGGCATTGTTCCTCCTTAGTAACCAGAAGGAACCGCGAGCGCGTCAATGTATGAACAACCAGCGGGGTTATTCACAAACGTCTGCGTTCCGATTACCAGGTAGAAAATATCAGCAGTCGCCACGCCACCGCTGGCTCCACGTAATTCAAAGATTTTACGTCCATCAGTTGTGTAGAAACCAAGAGGAAGAATTTCCCCACGGCCCCACACTTCTTTGCTGACGAAATCGATACGCTTCGTTGACCAATTGAAACTGGTACGAACGGGCGCACCGGCCATCTGCATATTGTTGCCATTGAAGTACTGGTTTAACCCTTCCTCCTTGGCACCCTTGTTAATGACGATTGCTAATTGACCGATATCCTCGTATGCCTGCTGCTGTGCAGGATGCATCCAAGCATCGGGCGAGAAATTGTTGTCAATTCCAATACGGTTCCCAATCTTGTTAATTGCAAGACGAGGAAGTGGCAACGAAAGCGCAACAGACGCTCCGTTAACACGATTGGCGCGAATTTCAGGAAATGAACCACGGTCAAAGCCAAGCCAAAACGTTCCGGGCGTTGAACCGTTATTGTGATGGTATGGAACTCCAAATAACCCCTGTGCTGCCGCAAAGGTCGGAGTCGTAATACCATTGGTCACGATTAAGTCGGTAGAGGTCATACCAGCGATTGCTGGCGATACCGTTACCGTCTTAGCTTCAACGTCTACAGCAGTCACCGTTGAAGAACCACGGAGAGCAGCCGCAGAAGTAAAGCACTGAATGGTCTGACCCACGCGAATCAGACGCGCACCATTCTCGAAAGTAGTTAAGTCAATTACGGTAGTAGTTGTGGAAGCTCCGGCAATACCAATAACGCCAGAGCCGTCCTGCATCATCTGTGCATCAAGCTGCCGACGAAGTTCGTCGAAAGCCGTTGCAGTAAGACGACGAACAGAACTGACAATAGCCTTACGGGCATCATCAGTAGCCCACTGTGCTAATTTCGTATATTCGATGTTCTCGGACATGAAAACGCAAGTGAGAACCGCCTTATCGAAAGTCGGTCCACCGCCACGTCCTAAATCACCGCCATCTGCATTGAAGTACTGGAATGCACCGCCAGGACGGATTTCCAAAGGAATCCGCATCTGACGATTAGAAATTTTCTCCACATCCCGCTTCTGGATAGCAGAGAAAAACTTATCGTCTCTATCAAAGAGTGTCCGAATCTTCGGAATCACTCGTTCCAGCTCAAGTGCAGTTACTTGAGCCTCTGTTAAGGCCATGTGCCCTCCGATTAGTCTTTGTTCAAGAAGTCCAAAGTACTCATACCACGCGGAATGTCGGGCTTCTTTTTGTCCGCCTTATCGGAGGTTGCGGAGCCTCTTTTAGATTTTGCGAAGTCGCGTCGTTCCGTTTTTTGGGTGTCGGAATCACCATCATCTTCGCGAACTCGCTTGCCCATCCCTTTTAATGCTTCGTTCTTTGCTTTTCCAATTACAGGCTTAAGAACCGTCTTAGCCTTGCTTAAGTAAGCGTCTTTGATGGCTTTCTGCGAAGCTCTGTTAAAGTTCGACTCAAAAGCCTTCACCCACAACTTATCGAGTTGCCTACGGAAACCAGTGTCTCTATCGATAGCAACTCGTAATTCTTCCATTGCATCCCTGACTGCGTTCTTCTTAACGTAGTCTGAAAGGACACCCTTTGGGTCAATATTTACTTTGATAGTTGAGGAGAGGATATTATCAACACTCCCCTGTAAATCTTCTCGAACAGTTTCATATCTTTCCTGAATGAATTCGCGGTGTTCATCTTCTGCTCTAGTATCAGTCTTTTCAGGAGCTAATTTCTTATGTGGCTCGAATTGGTCGGTATTGAAAACGAACTTATTAATGGCGAGCGCGACTTTTCGCAATTCATCGTTGTCCGTAGACTTTGCTTCACGGACAAGCATAGTAACAAGATTCTTGACAATACCACCGACTACATGGTTATGAGCCTGTGGGTCAACCTTCTGTAATGACAGCAAGTAATTATCGACCATCTTCGCATACGCAGTTTCATCATGGTCTTTTACTCTACCTAATAATGAAGCAGTATCTCCCTCAAGTAAGGAGCTTTCGAGTTCTTGTACTGATTCAAGAGTTTCCTGAGCTTCCTGCGCGTCTTCCGGTGTAGGAAAGACTTCGCGATAGGCTCGCTCAGTATAGTAAGACTTTTCGAGATAAGGATACTTCTTAAATATTCCGGGGAAGTCTTTTTCGATTTGTGCCTTACGAAATGGGGCGACTAAATCGATTTCCTTAGTTTCCTCGTCTTTGTCTTCCTCATCGACGAGTTTTATTTCATCGTCTTCTTTTTCTTCGTCGTCTTCTTTGTCATCGTCTTTGTCGTCGTCTTTATCTTCATCGACAACTTCATCGTCTTTGACTTCTTCATCGTCTTTATTTAGTTCGTCAACTATCCCTTCTTTGGAAAGGTCAGTTGACTCATCATTCAAATCACTGGATAGTTGCTCTACTGCCATCGGATTCCTCGTTTTCTTGTGGAGCCATTCCGCTGCCGTTTGTGCCCTTCTTCTTGCTGGTTTCTTTACCAGCTTCCTCGTCCGGCGGCAATTGACCGGCTTGTGCAGCTTGCTCCATCATTTGTAACTGCCTGAACTGTAAGTGCTGCTTGTAGTGCAATAGCACGTTCCGATAACCTTCCGGTCTATCAAAGCGCGCAAGTCTACCAGCTTCGCTTATTAACCAATTACGGCAGATTTGAGCTTCTATTTCGTGGTTATCTAAATCCGCATCAACTTCAACTGAAGGAATCTCCATTTCCTGTGGCATCATTGACTGACCAGCTTGAGCCTGCTGTAACATCTGCGGGTCAGGCGGAAGCATAATCGGTTCAGAATCCATCAGGACTTGAATTTCCTCAAACTGTTTGTTTCTATCATTCTCGCCCGGTATTTCCAAATCAACCAATCCAATCGACTTCTTAAGGAGTGGGAGGTTCTCAGGCGCGAATAACATCTGCATGAGTTCTGGATTACCGGATTGCAGAAGTCTTTGAACAACCTCCTGCTGCTGCATCCATGTAATCGGAAGATTCTCATCGCCTTCAATTTCTATCGAACCCAGTTTACCCTGTAATTCCGCTTTGCGGATAATAGTGTTAATGAAATTTCCATACGTATCCCTTTCAACATATTTCTCATCTTCAACGGTGTATTTAATATACATTGGAATTACTTTACCAAAGATTTGCTTCCACCAGATTAATAACATCTTCCAAGGAGTCTGTAGGCGTTGAAGCGCCTGACTTCTGGACATTGAATATTCAGAAGCAGTCTTGCTTCCACTTAATTGTCCACCGAATAAACTCGGTAATGCTCCAGAAACTAACTGACCTAGTTCCTGAATCATCCGATAGAATTCCATTACTTCAGGGCTGAGATTTGCTGTCTTAATTTCGTGAAAGAATTCGCTAAGTGATTTCCCGCTTTTTGCTACCGCGGGGAAAATATCTCCGGGTCTTACTTCCGTCTCACGATACTTCTGGAAATTTAATACCGATGGATCGGCGAAGCCCTGCGAAATACCGTGTTCCATTGTCTGAAGAATGAGGGAAATAATTTCGTTGACAATATCTTGAATGGAAACGAGTAAAAGACCGAGAGGGTCGTGATGCAAATAATCAGCGAGTGGATTCTTAGTGAGTGTCCAATAATCATCCAACGATTCGTTACAAGCTCCAGCGAAACATTCTTGGACTTTCGAGAGCTTGCATCCATCGGGATATTTCTTTCTTAACTTCTCCGCTTGTTCCGTTGGCAGAACATTAAATGCAGCGGGACGCATCCAATAATGATTGACAGTAGTATTATTAATCGGATATTCTCCATTGTATTGTGGAGAAAGCCTACCCCATGATTCGTAAGGGTCTGACTCGCCTGCAAGGGCTGACATAGACGACCCATTTTTGAATTCATCTTTGAGATGTGGGAATTCCTCAACTACGTTAGCGTAGTGAGTTTCATATGAATATCGCAGACATGGAACTTCTTCCTGTGTCCTTGCATAGTTTGGAACTTTTACATTCAATCCGCCGTATGTTTCAATACACATACGCGACTTGGCTTTAGTTGTAGTCCCAATAATTCTCTCAACAATTAATTCTTGCTTCTGTAATGACGGGTCTAATTCCGCAGCGCAATGTGGACAAATAATTGGACTACGTTCCTGGTCATATGCCCCATGAAGCGCAACGTCTTCAGTATTGGGCATAAACTCCGCGTTCTCTAACGCTTCAAGTTGTTCACTTGCTTCAATTACTGGAACGTCACCAAGGGGTGCGCCCTGCATAATTGCATCATCTAATTCCGCCTGACACTTTGGACAGATGTATTTGCTAACTGTTTCACTCTTAAACTTTTCTTCCTTGTATTCGCCATACTTCTTATCCTCTTTAGGATAATTGTAGGCAGCTACTAATCCTTCAGTACAGAAAATATAGAGCGCATGAAGCCAAAGGTATGTAACTTCATTGTGCTTGTAGATTAGTTGCGCTATTTTGTCTCCAGCTTTTGCGGTCTGGAGGTCCAAATTATTTTGTGCGTCATCCGGGTAACACGTAACCGTAGGAACCGTAACGGACAAGGCGGCAATAATTGATTCAAGATAGGCGCGGAAAACGTTGACGCTCTTATCGTAATACGATTGGTCGTCGTTGATTTCCATGCGCTGATTATAATCATAGATTCGCCAATCATGTGCTACTTCGTCATACCAAATATTGGTGTAATTTGCCCACAACAATTTCATTTGACGCCAAGTTCGTATCTGGCGTTCACGAACGGCTTGGTCCTCTAAATCGAAATGGTCAGCAACACTCAATAAGAGGTGCTGAATTTCCATCGAGGGCCAATCTTTTTTAGCGTAGGCCATCTACTTCTTCCGTTTCATGAACTCAGACCGCTTTGCTCTTGGAGTCTTTTCAATAAATTCCCTTGCTACTTCAGGAGAAGGACCAACTCCTTTATTTGGTTTCATGCCATGAGCTATTCCGGCCATAAAACGATATTGCCTACCGGATTTAGCTGGCATTACGATGCCTTTTCAACTACTTCAGGCGAAGCAGCTACTCCACCTGTCGCTGGCGCAGCCTTTTTCTTGCTGAACCTTTCCTTTAACGCCTTGTGCGGCGGTTTCTTGAAAGAACTTCCCAGCATTTTCATGTCTTTCTTGAAACTACTACCCAGCTTCTTGAACAGTTTCATCTTTGACTCCTAACTCTTGTTCCAACCGCTCAATGCTTTCTTGGGTTACAACACGCGGAGTGCCTTCTTTTGCTTCAGCCCGCAAACGCGCTTTTTCCCTTGACTCATTCTGTAATTGCTGCTGACGAACTCTCCAAGGAACCTTAGATTGCATTCTGATTGGAGATAAGTTATCAACCTCAGCAATTGCAGCAGCAGTCAAACCAGGAAACGCTTGCTCAATTACTTTCTCAAATAGAACTTTACGCTCGTAATTTACAGCATTCAACTGTTCTTTCAATAATTCACATGATTGACAGGGCTGTGGTTCAACCCCTTCAGGAAACAACCACTTACGCAACCAATCCTTAATCATCGGTGATGAAACCTTCTCACTGGCCTGTAAATACTGTCAGCATCAGCCTCTAATTTCTCATTCATTCTAAAGAAAGCTGTCCAATCCTGAGTATGAGCAAGGCGGTCAATGATTTCTTGACGCTGTTCAACTTGCTTCATCTCGTGTTCAGCTTCTATGAAATATCTTTCCGCGGTATCTATTGCATACCGCTGTCCGTCGTATGGGTCATCTCCATCAAATTCTGCAACATCTTCTGATGGAACACCCTCTTTGCTCTTAGCATAGACACAGGACTTAATGCTATTGACCGCTAAAGGGCAAGTGTTGAAGATTTGGTATTTAGGAAGTAGTTCTTCCTTTGGGATATCGAAGGATAAAAGATATTCCTTATATGCATTAAGTCCTTTATTTCGCATGAGCCACATGGCGTGTTCATTATCATAATGTCTTTCTTCGCGAGGTAAAGGATTCTTCGGCTTCCAGCGAAGATATTCATGTAACAGTAATTTCCCTGCAATACGAGTTCCAGGCGAATTGTTGGATAGCTCAATAGGCCGATTAAGAGCATCCTCAATTTGTTGCTGAATCGTATGTTCTTGGCCTCTGTCTTGAGCTGCACTGCGACAGAATTTAATAATTCTTGGATTCTCTCTGTCAACGTGTTCTCTGACATAAGGAGCCCATTCCTCTATTTTCACTTTACGCCAGCTAAGCTCTCGGTACAAATATACCCGGCGTTTTGGAGAAACAGCAAAAAAGCCAACCCAAGTAGAGGCAGCAAAACCCCAATCACCAACCACGAAACGAGGCCACCAATCAGGTATATCAAATGGCTCGATGACGTGTATTGCTTCTGGTGGTTCGTCTGGATAATGCTTGTCTCTGAATTCATCAAATACTTGTCCGATGTATGCATCGAAATCGCCGTATAACTTTGCTTTCTTTTCTGCTTCGGGCAGAGCTTCTAATGACTTTGCATATTGGTCACTAATGTGAGGATTATCAGCCTGAGTAGCGAAGATAAAGATTCGGAGGTTTCCTCCTTTACCTTCGATAATAGTTCCTCCACGCGGAGCGTGGTCAACAAATCTTTTCTTTACCCAAGTATGCCCAATGTTTCCGGGCATCCCTGCACCACGAATAATTTCTGGTAATCCCGAACCTTTGGGTGCGCGAACTCTTTGGAAACCAATGTATAAGTAAATCCACTCCGTGTGAGAAGTTAACTCGTCAGGAGTGAATAATTGAATTTCCATCGAATCGTATTTATGGACATCATCTTCGTTCTCGCAATGTCCAAGGAATATGTGAGCGCCATCAGGCTTATCAGCAGTCGCACCAAATTGGTCCTCGCGGGGAAATTTCCAGACCATTTCTGACGCATTGAACTTTGCGCCAAACGGTCGGTAATACTCACGAGAACGAGGTACAATTTCGTTTCGTAACTCAGGGAAGGTTCTGCGAAGAAAGACTTGTTTGAAAAGCGGATTCCTCCACCATCCTCTAATGAGGGCGTATAGTAAAAGAACATCCGACTTTCCACTTCCTGCGCCTCCACCATAGAATGCTTCCTTAATTGAAGTAGGTAATGCGAGAAAGATAGCCTGCTTTGGGTTAGGCTTCCATTCTCCATTAGCAGAGTAAGGCATTATAGTGTAGGGTCTTTAGTTCCGATTAAACGAATCTCGTTAATGAAACCAAAGTCAGACCACTTCTGAAATTCAGATGAAAGATACATTGTTTGTAATGTCTTTAAGTAATCAAGTTCGCTCTTTACCAAATGAATATTAAGTATTCTGCGGCCTCCTTCGCTTGTCATAGTAAATCGACAGCAGGAGGCAGCCATTATAGTGTTGCCTGAACTTCTTGAGTTCCTACAACTGGCGCGCCTTGAGGACTCAAAGGACGTAATCTGATACCTGATACCTGGGTATCTTCACCCACGATACAGATTTCAATTTGAGTTTCAGAGATTCGATGTGTATATACTTGAGAGTTTAATGGATTGTATGTGACCTTCACCGTTGTATGAGTAGGCATGTTACACCTTCTGCAAGATAACGGTCGCGGTTGAACCGATAGAACGAATAGCTCCGCCTCCAGCAATTACAGTTCCAGTAGTTGCATTAGCAATAGTCTGGAATGCTACCACTCCATCAGGGGAAATTTGAACGTTGGTATTCGAGGAAAGAATCGTGCAGGCGCGAGCTGGTAAAGCGTATACCGTAGTCTGCGCCATAATGATTGGTATACCCGGTACTAAGGCAGTAACTACGTTCGATGGGTATTCCGGATACGCCATGTTATTTCCTTGCTGGAGGGATTTGAAATACCCTCGGTTTTGGTTGTGGCTGCACAGTTGGTTTAGCAGTAGTTACTGGAGCATTTGGGTCTACTGGTGGTGGAGTAGGAACTGGAGTAGGACCAAATGGTCCCTTACTAATCTGAGGTAATCCAGGAGTTGATAAAGTATTCTCAACTACTAAAGCTACAGTCTCGGAGAACTTTTCATCCGATGTTATTCCACACATATTCGCGGTATATGCGGATACCTTTATCTGATAGTAACCCAATTCCTTTAACGAACCGGGGAGTTGAATCATTCCATTGATTAGATTCGCAACGGGAACAGTGGAGATAACTACGTCGTTCGCGTATAGGCGATATCCCACTGTGCAAGCGCCATCGTGTGTAGCAGATGCTAACCACGGTTCACCAGGTCTTACACTGAATGTAGTTCCATTGTATTTATAGAGTTTGATTTCCGCAGCGACTAATGCAGTGGAGTCACCATTAAGTGCTGACTCTGGAACTGAGTTCAGAACGCGGAACTTAACGAAGCGCGCATAGGTAGGAACGGGGAATACTACGGTTTGCAATTGCATCGTATTGACAAATGTTCCAGTAGTAATCTGCGTAAATGTTTGTCCATCATTTGATAATGAAATTTCATATTGACCCGCATTACCGTTCGGTATTCCATCTTGTCTAGCAAGATATCCAAGACTATACAGGAGAGATGAACCGTTAAGATTGATAATTATTTCGTGCGGGAATGTAGGATGTGAAGCTACCCATTCAGTAGCCCACATTGTAGATGGGTCGTTATCTATTGCGAGCTTCGATTCAAAGCCTACTTCTTGTGAGTCTACAAATTGAACCGTTAGTTGGGAGTTGGGTATTTCATTTTGGGCAGCGGCACTGCGCGCTAAAAGTATCAGTGCTAATACTAATCCCTTCTTTACCATCATTCCACCGCCTTTATTCTTGGGAATTCATGCTCCTGCATGGGAGCGGGGGAGAAAAGAACTACTTGGATGTTGGTAGACTTATCGGAATCACCGTGCTCATCAGGTTCCATCTGTTTAATTACAACAGCCATATCCTTGGCAACCTGCGAGACAGTCTTTAATGAGGCTTCCTGTAATTTCTCCTCAGTGATTCCTTCTAATGCCCAGTTCAATCGCCTGCGCGCTTTACCGGCAATCTTCTGCTTTACTTTATTGACGTGTCCTTTGAGTTCTTGATTCGGCTGATTGTAACTCGCTGTGCTCGTGGCACCATTCGTATACGCACTTACACTAGCAGGACTAATTCCAAAACTTCTTGCTAGTTCAGTCGCAGACTGACGACCATTTTCTATTGCGTCCTGCGCGATTACCTTCTGCAATGATGGAGGAACATTTCTATCCCCTTCTTTTCTTCCAGCAGGGACAGGTATCTTTACTTCAGGGTATAACCCCTCCTTAGCCCCGTTCTTTTTAATCTCTAACTCTAAGTCTGAGTCAGAGACTATTCCCATAGGCATAACGGTGGATACACCTCCGGCACATACTATCGGGGAATAGTAGGGAGTAATTACTGTAATATCAGAATGAGTTAGGATTATTAGGTTCTGGTAGACCGTCCAGCGGCATCTAGTATATCACTTCTCGGGCGCGATGTCAACCCCGGTTTTTCCTAACGATTTCGCGGGTTGGTCGTCTGACCCCCTTTTACAAGCATGCTTTTACATTAACCATTACATATAATCCATAATCTCGGCGCAGCCGATAAGCATGCTTTATATGGGACCCTAAAGTTTCAAAATGCAATTTGACATTTAATTGCTATGTCGCGCAAGGGCGCGCATATATGGGACCATCTGTGCATTGGTAGGCAGTGGTGGGCAAAAGTGTGCAATCATGGGTAATAAAAAACCCGGTAACAGGTTCGGCCCTGCTACCGGGTTCGGCGTCGTGCGAGCTTAGCTCAGTCCAAGCATCTGCTTGGCAAGCTGGCGGGCCTGTTCGTCGTTGTATTTCTTTGACGCTACCAGACCCTTGACGATTGAAGCAATCTTCAGCTCGTCATCATCTTCCATCGTGGGCTTGATAACTCCGGCCTTGTCGAGCGCCGCTTGCATGGCCTTTTGACGCGCGTTATTCCGACGGTCATCGTTGACTTTCTTCAGCATGTCTGCCTCAGTCAACTTTTCGTCCTTCGGAACCTGCGCGTAATCGGTGTATTCCTCGTAAGTGTCGGAATACTTCAATTCGGACACAACCGCGTGTCCTTCCTTGAATTTGTTCGCGTCCAGCTTGCGCCCGTAAGCGTTTTCAATAACGCCGCTCACGGTAACAATCTTCCGACCTTCCGGAGTTTCGACCGTCGTTGCCGTTTCGGTTTCGCTCATTGTCTGCCTCGTTTCAGGTCCGGCGG